TATATTACTTACCATCTTCTCTGGTGTATCTAGTTTTTTAGGATCAAAATAGTAAACACCTTTATAAACAAAACCTGGATTTCCTTCTACTTTCCCTACTAGTTCTGGTGGTAATCCATCTCTAACATCTACAGTTTTAACAGCAGGGAATAGATTATCAACAGTAGCTTTGATCGCCTCAGACCTAGTATCTATTTCTTCTAGCTGTTTCCCTTCCTCTACTTGATCCACTACAGGTTTCTCTGTGGGTTCCTCAGTAGGTTTTTCTCTTTGTAATCTTAATTCTTCATCAATACCTAGTGCTTGGCTTTCATCGTCAGCATCTTTTAATTGTTCGGAATTTAAAGCATCAATCTCATCATCATTTCTAGGAACTGTGGCTTCTTCCTCTCTGATAGATGGTTCCATATCTTTAGTGGATGCAGGTGGAGTTTCCAAGTTTCTTTTGACATTCTTATAAACCTCATACTTGGATTCTTCCATTAGGTTTATTTTCTGCTCCTCTGTTGCATCTGGATTTCTTTTTAATTTCTCATTATAAATAGATTCAACAGCTTTTTTGTTCTCCGGAACACTTAGTATTGTATTATAATCTTCTGATAGTGGAGAGATATTGGAATCCTTTTTTCCACTAGCAATACGGTTTAAATTCCTATTTAGTTCTTTTCCTACAGTCTCTCTAGATGCTTCAACGATATTATCGTAGTCACCCTTTAATACACGAACACCTGCAAATGTGGCTCCTAACCCTGCACCGAATGCTAAATTCATTGCTGAATCTGATAGACTATACTGTTCCTTATTGTAAGCACTTGTTAAATGGTAGAAGGGTTCTAGAGCTACAGACTCTACACCACCAAAATAAGCACCACGAAAAGCAGTCCTTACTCCTTTGTTTGCAATCTTTGAACCAACTCCTAAGAATGCTCTAGAAGTGGATAGACCACCAGACATTAATCCAGCTAATCCTTCAATTGGATCTGTTGCTATTGCTGCAAACCCTGCACCAAACATAGTTGTATAATTCCACTTAGAGGTATTAAGTGCTTGTTCTGAAAACTCGCTTTCTGATTGCTCCACTAAATATAAGTTATGTTCATACTTAGCAACTGATTCTTTTATCTTTTGAGTTCTAGGTTGACTAGATGGATATAGTGAATCTGCCTGTTCTGGAGTGAGATATTCAGTATCTGACTCATCATTCCTTAACATATACAAATCAAGCGATCTACTTAACTTGCTTGTTATACCAGTACGTTGCCCCTCATTAAAAAACCTTCTAGCAGCCATGCTAAAAGGAACGGTAGCTTTGGATTGCTCTGGAGTTATCTTATCAAATACTGTTTTTGTTTTCTGAATCATAGCATACCTTCTTCGATATAAGATTGGATTGCATTGCCTACTAGCTTTAAACCTCTTTTGGTAGATATTTTTTTATACTTTATATCTTTACTATGCAAGTAATCTAAATCGAGTATTATAGGTTTGCCATTCTTAGTGAGCGTTTCTCTATTTCCTGTCCCTGTAGGAACGAATGAAAATTGTATTTTATTATTTCCTAGAGGTTCTATCTCTAATGAATCTGCACCAACTTTATCAAATATATCTTTTTTTAATGCTGATACTCTAACTCCTCTAGATGCTTTCTCTTTTCCTGTTAGCCCTTCTAGATCTTTTGTTGATGTATTGATTTCGTTTAATTCATTAATACTTCCAGTAATTCTTGCTGCATCTTCAAGAGATATATAATCTTGAAGATTGCTAACAACATCACGCCTAATTAAGTTTAACTTAGGCTCTATCAATTCTGTATTAACTTCAACTTTTTGACCATCAGCTTTTTTATACATAGAAGGTATAATATTTGTTGACCCACCTCCTGTATCTATAACTCTAACCCCTTCAAATGCGTGTCTAACTGCGAGTGTTGCTGCTTCATCACTATCTACATTCTCTCCCTTAAAATAAGCGTAAAGATTTCTAGCAACAGACATTCTTTGCTCTGCTGTTTCCTCATTGAATAATCCTTTATTCTTGCTAGTGATCTTAGCTAGAGCATCGTTCATAGAATCTTTATCTTCTTTTTTATATTCAGACAAAATTCTACCACCTGCGTTTATATATTGAGCCATATTAGTGTAGCCTCTTTCTGCATTCTCCCAAATTGCATGAATCTTAGCTTCCATTAATGGTTGGTTCTTTTCTCCAAAAGATCTAGATATTTGTGATATAACTTGAGGTGTTCTTTCATCTCCAAATACTTGATATACTTGCATTATTGTATCGAGAAAACCTTCTGGATTATTGTTATTAGCATCTAATTTTCTAGATAATTGATCCACTTGAGAACGGTTTAGATACTCAGTATTGCTTGGGTTTTGAACATCTAGTATATTATTCAATCGGTCTTGTTGGAATCTTAGGTTATCTAGAGAACCCATATCTCCATTCATCCATCCATCAAATGCTCTTTGTTGTTCATTGTAAACATATACAGCATTAGTGGATGAAGCAGCCCATTGAACATAGTCTTTCTCTGCTAGTTCCCTTTGTTTATTTAGTTCTTTATATACCTCATCCTCTGGATATATCCTAGACAATTCAGTAATAGCAGTATTCATACTTATATTACCATCCTTTACTGAATCTACATAAACCCCTACATCATTAGAAAAATTCAATTCATCTATAGCTTCTTGCATTTTAGTAGCTTCTTTGATTATAGAATCTTTATGTTTTTTAATCACTTCAACTTGATCATCTGTTAGTGATTTATCTGAAAGAGCTTGATCGAATGCTTCCTCTATGGATATGTCAGTTCTTATAAGAGCTTCACCTAATGATGCTTTAGCTATCATAGATGCTTCATTAAGATCTTCTATATTATTTGCTATTAAATTCCCTGCATTAATGCGTATTTCTTCTATTTGTTCTAGAGTTACCCTCCCATTCATTGCGTCATTTCTAGCAACTCCTATAGTATTCTGATTATCCTTAATCCATGTTTTTTGAATTTCTTCCTTCTTTTTCTTGGACTTTTCTAATAATGCTTTAACATTATCAAGACCAATAAGAAATTCTGTTTTCTCTGCTAAGGTACTTGAAGCATTTAGTTCTGTTACTGTACTAGAGTTATCTATCTTAGATTCAATATCTTTGGAATAAGCATTTACAGCGTAGTTCCTCATTTTCTCTTGAGCCGTTTCCATGCTAAAGAAACCACCATTCCCTGCACCATTCTGGTAGTATAGATTTACTTCATGGATAGCATCTTCTGGTGTTATTTCTCCCTTAGATATAGCTACCTCAAAATCTTTCTCTAACTGAACCCCATTCCCTAAGTATTCTTCTCTAGCTACTTTACTTACATAATTGATTACATCTAGTGAAGAATTAACAGACATAGTGGAATAATCCATTTCTAGTCGTTTATCTATGGCTGAATTCCCTGTTTTAGTAAGAGTGTCTTTTGTTTGCTTTAACCAATTTCTATAATAGTTATCAGCATTCTTCCCCTCCTTTTCGGCATCCATCATAGCCCTACCAAACGCTTCACGCATCTCATTCTTTTTCTGAACGTAAGTAGCCTCTGTCTTTTGGAGTTGAACCTTATTAAACAATGAACCTATATTCCCTATAGCTTGAGCCATTGCTTGGTCACCAGCTTGGTTGTATATGTCCTCTGCCCTTATATTGGTAGATTGTCTAAACGGTTTAGTAGTGGCTCGTTGTTGTGCTTGCATTTGAACTGCACCGCCACCGCCTGATACATTACTTGCTGAGAATGTTGGTAATTTTGCCATAATTAATTATAGTTTAGAATATTGATATGCTCCTTCAGCAAATCCATTAAGAAGCTGTGCGGTTCCTTGACGTTTAAGTGCAGATGCTTGTGCTGCTCCACCCATCTCTGCTACCTTTGCTTGCCAACGTAAATCCTCTGCCTCTAATGCTCCCATACGCTTTTCTTCTGTTCTTTGGAAATTCAGATTCCATGCTTCGTTCTCCCCTTGGATTCTAGTAATCTCTGCTTGTTGTCTTAGCTTGTGAGCCTGTCTTAATCCAACATACGAATTCGATTGTAGTTCTAACTCAGTTTCGATCTCTGAGTCTCTCATCACATCATATCCAGAACTAGAAGATGTGACACCAGACCTCGCAATAGCTACTACTTGTGAGCCTTGTTGTCTACGCTTTTGTCTACGACCTATAGTATCATTAAACGCTGTAGCCCATTCTGTGAATGCTGCTTCTCTATTTAATTGTTCAACATTAAACTTATTAGCGATTTCACTAGCTTCAATATTGTATGCAAATGCTTGATCATTAATCTCTACAGAACGCTCAACCTCATCGGCATTCCATCTAATTCTACTTGCTTCTTCTCGCCCTGCTGCTAATGCTGCCTTACCTGCTTTCCTAGATGAATAAGCACCATAAGCTGCACCTGCAACAGTTACAGTTGCTGCAACTACTCCCATTGACATAGTGACCTCCTGTTTGTAATTTCATTAAATAGCTTCATTTCTTCATCTGTAGGTTCTGGTTCGTCATGTGAAAGTTCTTCTTCTAGCTTCTCGATATTAGTTTCATTCGTAGGGAATATGTTCAATATTCTAACATCCTCATAAGCTAGTAATGACTTCCTCATATTTGCTTCACTTACAAATATGTCACCAGATTTGACTTCTTTTAACTCCCCATTATAAATCATTTTACCAGAACCACTTAGGATAATATTGAAATGCTTTGTCTTATGTTTCTTCCCTATAACAAAGTCACCCTTCTTTATAAGCATCTCTCTAATGTATATCCCTGGAGCAAAGTGGTGTTCATTTACCAAATCCTCTTTAAGTTCATCTGGTAAGCATTGAAGAAATCTACAGAATCCTTCCACCTCTCTGTCAATAGCTTCCCTATCTTCAAGTTGCATTATCTGATCAATCATAGATTACTCCTTACCTCTGCTGTGACAAACAAGATGTTACAAGGGAATGGCTTGTTTTGTTGAATGTAGAATGTTCCTTCCCTATCGTAACTATCTTGTATAAGTATTTCTTTATCCCCTGTAAATAGAGGAGGTGATAAGTCCATTCTGTCAGTAGACTTTCTGAATGGTATATCCTTGAGAGTGGCTAGATTCTCACCCACTTGAACGCCTAGGCTATTCCAGAATCTAATGATAATCTTAGATACACGCTTGATAGAACCTTGTGCAGAACCTAAGTCTCCTTGCACTTCAATCGGTAGCATCTTACAAATAGCGTTATACCCTAGTCCTATTGCTAGTTGTGTAGCGGAATTCTGTAGAGTGATTGCACCATCGGTTACTGTTCTATCTGGATGCAGTGCACCATCTGCTACGACAGAAACTGTCTCCCCTTCTAAGTGGTCTAATCCTGTAACTGTAGTAATAGCTGCACCAGAATAAGTTAATCCAGAATCAACGAAGTATAAACTGTCCTTGTCTTGTGGGTGTTCTGCCCAATTATCATCAGAGAAGTATTCGATATACTGTCTAGTGTTCCCATTGATAGTTCTCTTAACTACCATATAGGTTACGTCATATAGATTGTCAGAGGATGGAACTGTTGCAATAGTTATTACCTGTGCATTGGTTACTCTTGCGAGTGATCCACTTCCCCACGTTGGATTAATTTCCGTTGCTGTAAATTCGACCCCAATAGTATTGCTGCTTGCTCCAACAGAGGTAAAATCTGCTCCACCTGCGACAGACTTAATTCGGTATGTACCTCCTTCAATGAGATAACCGCTAGTGACCGTTTCAGATTCGTAAGTTCCTGCGATGTCATGATTATGGAATGCTATAATGTTTTGTTCTTTTAAGTAAGTCATTCCAATCAATCTACCTGACTCTAGGACAAACCAAATGATATTGTCGGGAGTCTGTTGATATGAAGTGTATAAAGCTCTTGTTCCTTGTCTAAGGATATGATTGGCTATTACGCTGATCTCTTTGGACTCATAGCTATCTACATCAAAGTTATAGACCATCTCCATAATCTTCCTAGTAGACCTATCACAATAGATGAGAGAGTTAGAAATTAAGTGAGGCTCTACGATAGATGAACCATATCCATTCTGTCGTTTAACAGATACATCAGAAGGAGTAATAGCACCTGCTGAGGATTTAACTGCATACTGCCCACCTCTAGTTCCGATGAAAAGAATGGGACCACTTCTCATCCATTGTATCGCATTAGATTGTTCTGAGGATATTTGAAACCTCAATCCATTATCATCAGCTACAACTAAGTCCTCAGGATTAGATGGTTCAAAGTTCTCGTAATCATCTGTCTTACTTCCCCAAAATGTATTAGGTTCTGATGTTGTTCCACCAAAGAATAGTCTATTCTCATGAAATGTAGTAGTCCCCGAATAACCTGTAGTATCAGACCAAGCCCCTAATCTCCACACCTCAGATGCTGTAGTCGCTCCGAATGCAGAGGATATAGATACGGCAACCTCAGTAGCACTCGTATATGACACAATAGTTCCCCATCCAGCAATTGGAGTAGAACCATCATGGTGTATTCTTAGAAGTCTACCAACATCTGTAGAAGCAAATAGACTAACAGAAGCAGTTACTGTGACTGAACTTCCTGTAGTAGCAGCAGGGGTTAGAGTGGTATCTGTAAGATTCTCAGCCCCATAAGGACCATCTTTAGCATACATAATATCAATAGTCCACTCAGTATCTGATGTTCTACTAATCTTTCTAGGTAAGTGACTTTCAGAAGCAATATAAAGTACGTCATTAGATTGTGTAAATGATAATCCCTCTAGTTGTGCCTCAGTATAAGGAGTGGTAAGAATGATATGTCTCTCACTAATACCACCAGTAGAATAAGCTGTGTATGAAGTTCCATCTATATTATTCCCTAACATATCGGTTAGTTCGTAGGTATTAGCAGTCTTATTGGCAACCTTGTATTCCTTGCCATTAAGTTCTGTCATCCCCGAAATACCGCTAATAGTGATAACATCCCCATTAGAATAGTTATGAGAATTATCCGTAACCACAACAGGATTAGTTTGGGTCGCTCCTGTGATAGTTGAGTCAGCTTCTGTAACAAATCCTCCATTTCTTAATACCCTTACTTTATACTCACTAAATTCCAGAACATAGGCTTGCTCTGTATTGTAAACAAATTTTTGGAGTCTTAGGGCTTTGAGTTGATCGAGAACTTCACCGAGGTATCTAGTTCCTGTTCTTTTAGCTATGCCTCCCTGTTGTTTCACAAGGAAGTTGTTTAGCTGTTCTACGCCATCGGAGTATTGTTGAATATCAGTTCTACCACGTAACTGTGGACTGATTTCACCCGATGCAAAAGAATTCTTAGTTACCTTTATTCTCATGTTGTAGGAGTCGGATATTGTGAAGGATACCCACCAACCAATCTAGCATCTGACCAATTAGCTGCATAGAATGATAGTTTCTTTAATTGTCTGTTGTTTGCTGCTTTAGCCTTCTTGATTGTTTTCTCATACATCTGCATCATACGTTCAGTTGTTTGATTGTCATTTGTTATGAGGTAAGCAATGTCGTAAGCTAGGTAGCAAGATATAGACTCATTCACTAGAGGGTCTAGTTCATTGTAGTCTGTGATATTCTTGATGTAAATAATTTCTAAAGTGTCACCAGAGAATAGGATCTTTCGTCCTTCTAGTGCGTAATCTGTGTCTGCAAATGCAGGTTCTACTGTTATTAATCGTAAACAGTCTGAGGGTAATGTAAATTGGTTTGAGTAGTCATAAGCAGGTGTCCCTACATCTGCTGCTAGTGTTACTCTTGATACTGCCCCATTGAAAGGGAATGAAGTAAGAACTACTTCTTTAGCATTTGAAATTCTTTCCTTACAAATATTAGCTGCGTTGGAAGATGAGTCATTAATGCTAGTAATTAGCTGTTGTCCTAACTTAACCAATGCTCCATTGGCTATACTTGTTTCATTTGCCATATTATAACCTTATATAAAAAAAGGGGTGAGACAAGCAATATCCCACCCCAGATTAACATAGTAGTATGATTTTCCTTAATAGGAAATGTTATTCAGAAACATACTCTACGATGATAGAGATGTCACCAGTTGTTGCACCTGCTACAGTTGCTGTTTGAGTAGCAACGATACGTAGTTGAACACCTGGATCTTCTGGTAGTCCAGCATCTTCCCAAACGTAGTTGTTAATCGCATTAATGTTTCTTGCTTCAAACGCCACTTCAACACCAGTAGTGTTAGCAGTTTGGAATGTAGCAATAGCAGTTGCGTAACAATCTTCGTCAACGATTCCACCTGCTGCATAAGTAGTTGGAGTAGAAGAAGTGAACTTAGTTGGTCCATTGTAGATACCGATGTTTGGTGCAGTATCAGTTCCAGAATCCAAGTCATCATTGAACAACTTAATGCTCAAGATCTTTGCATTAGAAGGAACTTCTGCTAGAACAACGTAATCTCCATCTGCATCGAAGTCTCCTGCTGTAACAGCAACAGTATCAATGAATGTTCTGACTTTGCCATGAACGCTACCTGTCTCCATAGAGATACGAGGTGTAGCGTCAAGAAGTGTGATATTTTCTGCTTTTGTAGATGCCATAATATTTTACCTCCTAATTTTATTTGGTTGGGTCACATTTGATTTCTACAACTTTTTCTTCCCACATACGAGTAGCCCCTACGGACATCTCTACGAGAACTTGGTAGTTGTGGAACTTGTGAGGGATGGAATCAACCTTCGCTGAGATGTCTTGAGCGATTGCCATTTTAAGGGCAGACTTTGGCATAACAATGATACGGTTATAAGAACTTCCATCTTGACGAACCAATTCAGTTCTACAGAACTCCATACCTAAGAAAGTATTAAGTTCTCCATTTACAAGAGCTTTAACTGTATTGAAATCACTAGAAGTCATTTCTGTGCTACGTAGAAGTGCTTGCTTTGCGTTTGCATTTAATACGCAAACCAATGGCTCACCTTCCATGATAGCTTCATTAGATTCCAATAAACTTAACGCTCTACGTAGTTTACCGATTGTTAGGTTACTATCTGCTGCTGAACCAGACTCTACATAATTAACAGCGATTTGTTGTGCTGCTGGGAATGATACAGAAGTAGAACCAGTCTTACCACTATATGCTGTTCCTAGTGCAGCGTCCAAGATGATTTCATCCATTTGACGTCCAAGTGCAGCTACGGCTGTAGATACATACTCAGAAGTTGGATCAATCAACATACGAAGTTTATCTTCTTTGTCGATCATATCAGCATGATAGAAATCCTCGAAAGTGATTCTACGTCTGCTGTGTGGAGTGTCGCTATACTGAACGTCAGCGTGTCTTGCTCCTTTTAGTTTTGCTGAAACAGTTCCGATTCTATCGAAGTATTTGTATTCCGCACCCATTGGATCTTCTGTTACGTATTTACGTAAGCGAGATCCCATCTGTTGGAATTGTAATTCTACGTTAGCTGAATACTGTTGAGCGAATGCAGTTGTTACCTGTGAACTCATTTTATATCCTTATTGTTTGATTAAATTATTAGTTTATCGTCTTGCTATCCCACTCGTGGAACAGGAAGCTACCCCCAATAAGGACATCCTTAACGTTCCCCTAATTAAAAGGGACAAGTCTTAATATTAACTGTTATTCGTATATTGTTGTTAGTCAATAAAAAAAGGTGACAGTTTTTTAACCATCACCTTATTTACTCCCCAATAAATAAAATTTATTGGTATGCTTGCTTATGTAGATTAGTCCACTTCTCTTGAGCTAGCTTATGTCCAGGATCTTCCTTGGTCATTAGTTGCTTAATAAATAGTGGGTCTGCTTTAAGTTGTTCAATCTCCCCTCTAGCTGCTACAGGAGAAGTAAAGCTATTGGATTGTAGTTGACCTTTGAATGCCGAGTCCTCACGCATGAACTTATTCCCAACTTCCGCTAGTAGCTTGATAAACGCAGGATTATTCCCTGCCATTTGTTCCAACTGAGAAGCAGTATCGGGATCTGTTAATTGGTTTAAAGTGGAAGATGCTAGTCTAAGGTTGTGTTCAAACTTATCACCCCACTCTTTTTCTAGTGTGGCTTTAGCGTTCATCTCAGACTCTTGGAACTTATTCTCTACAGACTTGCTAAGATTAAGTTCTCTCTCCGCAATCGCCTTCATGACGCTATTAGCTTGCTTGTTATTTAATCCACTCTGGTGTAGTGATGTGAGGAGTTGTTTCTTCTCATCATCTGAAAATGCTACTTCTTCTGGTAGTCCCTCTAGCTTATAAGCATCTGGAGATTCTGGTCTACCTAGTTTTTGGTAGAACTCATTGTATTCATTCTCTCCCCAAGTTTCTTCTGGCATAGGGAGTCTAGGCTTTCCGATTACCTTCTCTAAGTTAAATACCTGTTTCGCTAAGTCATTAGGTGTCTTAGCAGAAGTAACTGATTGGCTAGCAAGGAACTGTTCATCTATTCCCTTCATCCAATCAAGTTCACTACTTACACTAGCTTTAGCCTGAGACATTAAGTTCGGCTCTGCTTGTGTGGGTTGTGCTACTGGTTCTGCTACTGCTTCTACTACTGGTTCTTCGCTCATACTACTATCCTATTTGTTTAATCATTTTTAATTTATCTTCTGTTCTTTTATCTATTTCTGCATCATCCATAGATATAAATTCATTCACTTTCAGAAGGACTTGTCTGCAACCTTCATTAAGAGCAGTCCCTTGTGGGTCATGCTTAACGTAGGTGGATTTGTTATAAAAGCATATATCTTCAAGTAGAGACATGGCTAGTTTACCATTTCTCCCTTTGAAGATTCGCTTGAATGCTTTTATCTTCTCACCGTTTTCGATGAGGATGTCTGCTCGTTCTTTTATGGTCATACTAAAGTTTGTGCAGAAATATTCCTAGCCTCAGCCATCTTCTTCACAGCATCCGCTTCTAATGGAGCGTTCTCTGCTTGTTGCTGTCTAGCTTGGTTCTCTGCTCTAGCACTACGAACTTCCATGATTTGTTCTGGTGTTCTTGTAGCTCTAGTGGAAATATCACCCCATTGAGCCATAGCCAATGCAGTTTCATCCACGTCTAATATGTCAATAGCATCTGGATTAAGTTGAGCAAGTAGCCCTAGTTCTTCAATAAACTTACGAACACTCAGTGCCTTATTACTCTTCTGTGCCCTAGCAGCAGGAGAGGTATAGTAAATATCGAGACTCACACCTGCCTCCGCAATCTGTGGTGGTGCATCTGGGAACACTCCATTATCCCCTAGTAGTCTGTAGGTTCTCTTAATTAGTGGACCATATAACTCTACTTGTAGTCTGCCCAACATAGGAGACATCATTCTTAGTTTCTCATCTCTTTCGTCAGATACTTCAAATGCAGTCTGTCTCTCATTCTTCCGTTGACGCAATAGCCAATCTACGTGAAATGCTTTAAGAACTTGATCCTTATAGCTTGCCATGATGTCCATACCAATGTCTAGTCTTGCACCAGAATTAATAGGAGTGATAGGAGCAGATCCTGGTTCCTTCCAAATGATCGCACCTGCACCTGTGGCAATGTCACCAATGACAGAATCATCCTCAATCTCTACAGATGGATTAACTACCTGTTCAGCCTTTTGGATAATAGTACGTGCCATAGAGTTAAGCATCCTAACATCATGCAGAGCAGTCCTACCAGGACTACGCCCATAGATTTCCCCAGCAAGTTTAGTCCACCTTGGCACGTGAAAAGGAAACTCATCAAATCCTCCTTGAGATAGGATACCACCCTCTGCTTCATGTCCATCATCTAACTCCTTACAGAACCAATAACTTACAAACTTCTTATTTGTCTTATGCTTAAATCCACCCTCGATAATGTTACTGATATTATCGCCAGAAGGAAATACTGCATGAACAATCTTGAGTTTGTCATTGGGTCGCTTCTGTTTTAGCTTCTCAAATCTATTAGAGTCTGGAAACTTCTGAGAGATTTGTCTTACTGTCATCTCCATCTCACGATACAAAGTATCTACGTGACCCATGAAGTTCTCTCTGATATAACAACTAGCGAGTGGGAAGGTTCTAAATACAATGTGGTTCCTGTCAGCATCATACTCTTGATAAACCACAGAAGTTCCTAGTGATCCTAAGTCTAGGTAACACTCGTGCATGGACTGATTGAATCCTACATCGGGTTTCCCATACTCCTTAAACATAATGTCCGAGACTTTCTCTAACCACTCTCGAACTTCCTCGTCATTCATTAACTCTTGATCATCAACAGCTAATCCAAACCATCTATCTGTAGGACTGGTGTTAAAA